GCCCACGAGGTAGCCACCGATGGCGGCCACGACGGCGCGGACGATGCCTGCGATCTGTTCTCCGTTCATGCTCTTGCTCCTACGCTTCGTTGATGGAGGGCTTTGCCCCGTTGGACGCGACGAGCGGCAAAGGCCCGCCCGGCGCGAGATTGGTGGTGGGCCATCGGTAGCCGAGGACGCGGCTGCGGTCGAACGGTGCGACGGTCACGGCGTTGCCCTGGTTGCCGCCCAAGACCATCAGCCGCCCGCGCTCGTCGTTCCCGACGACGAAGCCGACATGGCCCGCCCCGCCGCGCTCGAACACGACGACGCAGCCGAGAGCGGGCTCACGGATGGGGGTGCCGAAGTCGAGCCACGCCCGCGCCCGGTACCACGCCGGCGGCGGGTCGAAGCCCTCGAGGCGCATGACCGCCGCGCAGAACACGCCGCACCAAGGCGTTTCGTCGTCGCGCCACCACGCCTTGAGCATGACGAGCCACTTGCTGATGAGCGGCGCGGTGGCCTTGCCTGGCACTTCCTTGAGGCCGAGGAAGGCGCGCGCGCGGGTGAGCCACTTCGGTTCCATCACGGCCTCCGCAGGTTCTTGAGGTGCACGGCGATGGCGAAGCAGCCCGCCACGATGGCGATGAGGCCTGCGAGGAATGTGATGACCTCATTGGCTTGCGAAAACCACGACACTCCGGCCGCAGTAACGCTGCCCGCAGCCGCGACATCTGCCGCCCTCTCGATCGGCGTGGTCATGGCTCGCTCTCCACCTTCTGCGCGGCGATGAGCTGCTCATCGGCCTGCGCCTTGATCTTGACGGCGAGCGGGAACACGCCGGACTTCGTGGGTAGCTCGCCCAGGATGTTCATCAGGCCCTGCACTTCGTCGCGGGTCAGTTTGAGGGTGAGTTCCATGTGCGCTCCTGTGTGTTACGGCCCGGCATCGCGCCACGCGCCGCCGCTGTAGAAGAACAGTTTGTTGTTCGTGGTGTTGACCACGATTGGGGCGAAGCCGGTCTTCGCGGTCGGCGTTCCGGTCGGCGTACCCGCGCAGGTCGGCACATAGAGGAAGCCGTTGGTCGCGTTGGTGGCAAGAGTGCCGCCGCCTGCGGTGATATTCGCATTTGCGTCGGCTGAAAAAATAGCCGCGCTTGAGGATGCGATTTCGTAAACATCGCCGCCCGTCCACGCGCCGAGGCCAGAATAAAACTGAATCGTGCCGCCTCGCGTGTAGGTCGTCCGCGCAGCCGTGCCTGCCCCAGTGACATTGTGATAGAACTCTGCGTTTCCACTCGCCGTGCTAATGTGCAGGCGACCGGACGGCGAACTCGTCCCGATGCCGAGGTTGCCGCTGTTGTCAAGCACAACATCATCCGACCACGAAGAACCAACGCCTCGCTGGATGCGGAATGTTCCGGCAAAAGTCGCCCCCGCATCATTGATGTTGGCAACTCGGAAACCATAGAAATCTGCCGCCGAATAGCCTAAATGGATTGAGCGAGTTTGACTTCCCCCAAGGTTCCCGCTGCTGACATCCAAATTTCCGCGAGCCGTTGCTCCCGCCGTCCCAATGCCGAGGTTGCCCGCCGAAGTGAGCCGCCAGCCTTCAACGCCGCCCACCGACGCGGCCAGCGTGTCCGCCGCCGGGAACCAGAGGCCGGTGTTGGTGTCGCCAGAGGCGGTGATCGACGGAGCCGAAACGGTGCCGGCAGCAAACGCAACCGACGCCGACCCGGTGACCGTCAGCGTGCCGCCCACCGCCAGCGTCTTGCCGGTGCCGACGTTCAGCCCCACCGAGGTGCCGCCGCCCGCGGCGGCGAATACGCCGTCGATCAGGTCGCTGTTGGTGTTCCATTTGGTGCCCCAGGTGTCCGCCGATGCGCCGACTTCCGGCTTCGTCAGTCCCAGGTTGGTGGTAGTCGTGTCAGGCATACGTCACCTCAAGCCGCTTGATCCCACGTCGTGGGGGTATCCGATTCTGGAGTCCAGGCCGGGGCAGAGGGCGTGCTGGCGGCGGTCCATGCCGTAGCAGGACCGCCATCTATTCTACCCCAAACATTGGCCCTGCCTACGCCGCCCGTCGCCACAAGCCCGAAGGGCAGGATGGTGACGTCCGAGTAGTAGTCCACCGTCCCGACCGCGCCGGCGGCCTCGACGCCCGTGGCCGCAACATCGAAGCCGATGGCGGCCACCGCCGTCCCGAGCTGCGCCGTGCCGGACACGCCCGTGACCGGCAGCACCGCCACCGTGACCACGAACACGTCGCCCACCGCGCCAGACGCCTGCACCCCAGCCGGCGCCGGCTGCGCGCCCGTGACCACCGTCTCGTTCCCGAGCGCGCTCGTCCCGGCCACGCCCGTGACGGCGACATCGAAGCCGATGGCGACCGTCTCGTCGCCAAGCGCGGTCGTGCCGACCACCCCGGTGACGGCGAGCACGGCGTTGGTGATGACCGTGACATCGCCGGCTTGGGCCGTGGCCGACACCCCGGCGACGGGCACATCGACCGCGCCGCCGAGCTGGACATCTACCGTCCCGACCCCTCCGGTCGCCGCCACGCCGGAAACGACGGCCAGCGCCTCGCCGACGATGACCACCGACCCGACCGCAGAGACAGCCTCGACGCCCGTGACCGAGACGGTGACCGCCCCGGCCTGTATGTCAAATGCCGAAGTTGAAAACGCCGACGTCGAAAACGCCGACGTCGAGAAAGAACTCACGGCGTTCCGCGCCAGAGGTCGCCAGACGCGCCGGCACCGTAGACGGTAGCCGAGTTCATCTTCATCACGTTGACGAGCAGCTCGGCCTCGACGACGAGCTCGCGCAGGTCGATGGGGTCAGCGCCAGAGGCCGTTGCTCGCAGCACCAGATCGCCGAGCGTGTCGGTGTGCGAACTCGTGAGCGCGATGTTGTACCAGCCGTCCCCGCGCTCGGTAACGGTCGGCGAGATGCTCGAGAAGGCCGCGCCGTTCTTGGAAAGCGACACCGAAAGCGTCGCCCCGGCAAGGCCGGTGACGTGGTCGGTCGAGTCGGTCAGGAAGACCATCAGATTGCGTGCGGTGCTCTGCTTGACCATGCGTTACATCCTGTTGACGACGCGGGACTTCGAGTACGTGCTGCCACCGGCAGCGGGCGGCGGGTAGTAGAGAATCGTTGCTTCGATGTCGTAGTTGTGGAACGTCGACGACGCGCCGAGCAGCGGGAACTCGCCCGTCACGGAGGTTCGACCAGACACCAGCGCCAAGCCCTGCCCCGGCTTGACCACGATGCCCGAGCCCGATGCGGCGTGAAACATCAAGGAGTCGTCCATCGTCGAGGACTGGAACCCGATGGCGTTGCTGATGCCGACGTCGGGAAAGACGTTCGTGTAGGTCTTTCGGCTGAACACCGCGGCGTTGAGATTGGCGCGCAGCCACGCCGCAACGCCAGCGCCTGCGCCGACGAAATCGTTTCCATGCGTGGTGTAGTAGTCCGACTGCCATTCGCCCGGCAATCGAATCTGTGTCGGGCCGCTCGTTACCTTTAGGCTACTCGGAGCGGTCTTCGACGTGTCGGGGCTTATAGGCGTGACGGCATCGCCGTCAAGCGCGATACCGCCCATCCGGCAAAGGCGCAGCGGCGGCGTCAGGAACGCCTCTCCATCCATCGGCAGGAACACCAACTTGACCGCGAGCGTCACACCCGAGCCGCTGCCGTTCATGATGGCGTAAAGCGCTCCGCCGATTGTGCGGTCGGTGCCGACATCCGTGGAGCGACAGACATAGGTCGCATTCGTAGCGGTGTTTGTGACTACCGCAGAGACAATCATGGAGTGCGGAACCCCGAACGCTTCCTGCACGAGCGCGATGCCCTCACCTGCCCGCAGGATGATGGGTTCGACATTCACGCTCTCACCGCCGCGCCAGACATCCGCGTAGTGCGCCTTCTGATGCGTGACCATCGACCCGCCATAGGTGCGACTGCCCAAGCCCGTCGCAGACTGCGTGGAGAAGTTGGGAGTGTCGTTGATGCGTCGGAACAACGCCGTCGTTGTCACACTGTTCGGGTTGTTGACCACCGTCACCTGCGAAGGCAGCGCGGAGTCTGCCGTGTCCATCCTGATCGGCGTGACCGTATCGCCGCCCGTGACGGCGCTCACGCGATACAGGCCGAAAAGACCAGAGCGGCCGGTCGCGGTAGCGCCAGAGGAAAACGCAGACGACGGTGCAGCCGGAGACACGCGCAGCGACACCACCTCGAAATACGCTCTAGCGTCCGTTGCCGTGTTCTGGATGGCGAGCAGCGCGTCCTCAAGCGGTCGCACATCCACTGCGTTCATCCGCAGGTAGTAGGTCTCAGGCATCTGGCGGAGCCTCCGTCACGACCTCGAAGCGCACATACCGACCTTGAACCTTGCAAGAGGGACAGGTGATTGGCGGCGAGTAGCCGCCAACCCCGCCGTTCAAATCTTGCTGAACACGGTCTGCCAACTCCTGCTCCACCACCCACTCATGGCCGCAGGATTTGTGGCGCAAAGAAGGCATGTATTACGAAGCCGAATCAGTGAACTCGATTTCGAGGTCGGCAGTACCAACCGCAGAGGAACCGCTGTGGAACAACTGAAGGCCCTGCGTAGCGCGGCAGGTCACAGGCTCCACATTGGTGTCGCCGTATCCGGCGTTCCAGATTTCAGCGAACGGGACCAGAGTCAGCCAGTTCGCCTGAGTGGTACCACCGACGATAGGCTCCTCGTTCACGAACAGGAAGCGACGGAAGATGTCGCTGCCGGTCGTGGTCTGGTTGGTGCCGCAGGTCGTGTTCGCATCGAGCGCCGACGAGGCGGTGTCGTGCTTGACCGGGGTCACCGCCGTGCCGCCAGACGCCGCAGTGATGCGGCGCACCTGCGCGGTCGTGAGAACACCAGTCACCGCAGCCGTTCCGTTATTGAACCAGTAGCAGCGGTACACGCGGATGATTCGCGCAGACGAAGTTCCGTTGAACACATTGAGCATGTCTTTGCTCGATGCGTAGGCGATAGCGCCGCCAGTTGCTCTCCAAGTCGCAGCCATTTGTCAGACTCCTATGATTACTTTGCCGGAGCCTTGTGTGGCCCGGAACACTTCGATGTCGCCGCTGCCGTCCATCTGCGGACCAGCAGCCCATTGCCTAACCCGACCCTCGTTGAGGGCCTTCACGCTTGCGTCAAGGTCATCCCGCGTATCGCCGGGATTGAGTCCCAGACGACGAGCGGCCTGAACCTTGAGCATGAAATCAACGCATCTCTTGACCATCCACTCAGGGATGGGCGACTCCACGCGGAGCAGCCACGAATCAAGAGTCGGACGCCATTCCATCGCGGGCTGACGCATCACGCAATCCTGATGATGGCGTTCGACGCATCCGCAGCCGGGAACTGGATGGTGAAGTTGCCGCCCGAGGACGACTTGTCACCACCGAAGGCCAGCACGGCGACCGCACGGTTCGTCTGGGTGCTGTTGTATATCAGCGCGCCGTTCGCCGTGATGGTCGAGGTTGACCAGGTGGTGTCGCTGAAGTCGAGGAAGGCCGTCGTGCCGCTCGAGGTGGGCGCCACCGTGGTCAGCGTGTTGCCGCCCGCAGAGTAGCCGCCCGTCGAGGCCACCTCGTTCGTGGTGCTGTACACCGTGGTCGTCGCGTCGAGGTTGGCCGACGAGGTGTAGAGCGCACACTTGAAGGTGTCAGCCGCCGTGCTGCCACGGCTCACCGTGGTGCCGAAGGCGTGGATTCCGTTCAAGAGCTCGACCTTGAAAGAGGTCGGCATGGCCTGCGTAATGGGCATCAGAGTTCTCCGAGAAAGTCTGCGATTGAGGAATGCCCGGCGGCGCGCAGCTTGGCGGCAATCGTCATCCGCTCGTTCTGCTGCGCTTCCGCAAGGTAGTGGACCAATACGGCGCGAATCTGCTCACGAAATGCTTTCGCCTGTTCCAGCAGCAAAGGGTGGCTCCGCTCACCCACGTGAATGATCTTGTCGATGGCGCGCTCGGCGATCTCCTCCGGCGTGAACCCACGGTCCACCGTCGTAAAGACGCGCACCGTCCCAAGCTCTGCGATGTTCACGGGATCACCCGCGTCGGCCGCACCGTCATCGCCATGCGTCCCTGGCTGAATGCCGCGCGCTCGTTCTGCAGGATCATGTCCTCAATGGCCTGCCCATAGAGCGGGGTCCAGAGGGCGACGCGCTCGTCGTCGCGCAGGTACGGCGCCGCCTGCAAAAGCGCCCCGTACAGGTACACATCAGGGTGCCGCTCCAAGAGCCAGTTCGAGGGGTTCGCGTCCGAGAGCTTGGCGAGCGTCGCCACGTAGGTGAGCTCAGCCGTGTACCCGGTGTCGGGAATCGGCAATACCTCGATCTGACTCCCGATGAGCGCGAAGAAGAGCGGCCGGCCAGTCGCCTGGTACACCGACTTCCTCGAGTCCATCTCGTCTTCGGTCAGGAAGGTGAGCGGCTGCACCGGCGCCGTCGAGGTCAGCACCAGCGACTTGGCCGACACGAAGTCCGACGGCAGCGCTGAAAACTGCGTGTCGATGGTCGCCGTCGAGCGCTGCGTGCGCTTCTGCACCGGCAGCCGGCGCTCGAGCTGCGCCTCGGCCAACAAAATGAAGTCCGGGATCGTCGCCGTGAGGTCGTCCCGGTTCAGCCAGTCGGCGATGCTGGATTTAAGCGCGCTGTATGAGCTGAGGGCCATCCACTTGTTCCTTCATCGCCCAAGCACCCTCGTGGGAATACTCGAACGTGCCGATGTGTTTCACCTGGTGCGAGAGGTCATGGTCCAAGAGCACCTCATACCCGGCCTCGCGCGCCTTCTTGCAGAAGAAAACGTCCTCGCCGATGTAGTGATTCCCGATGGTCGAGTAGGGGATCGCAAACCACGGCGCCTCCACCTTCTCGAACACTTCGCGCTTCACCATCATCACGCCCATGCCGATGTAGTCCACCGGCTGCAGGCCCTCGGAGTCCGGCGCGGTGTATACCCGCCCGATCTTGCCTGCCTCGTCCATCATCGCCACCGGCTTGACCGGCATTCGACGTGTCGCGTAATTCGCGGCCACGATGGGCTTGTCGCGCAGGATGAGGTGCCCGATGGTCTCCTTCGGGAACCGCATGTCTGAGTCAAGCCAGAGGAGATAGTCCGCCTTCTCCTCGAGAGCCTGCCGCGCAAGCTCCATCCGTTGAGAGGCGATCAGAGTCCCGTGGCTGGTGTACAGCAGCAC